ATGCCGCCTTTCCGCTCAACACCCCGGTGCTGGTCACCAGCGTCGATGCAGCCGCGGGCAAGGCCGGCAGTGGTGGCACGCTCAAGGCCGCGCTCGAAGCCATTGGCGATGAAGCCAGCCCGCTGGTGATCGTGGTGCGCGTGGCCGAAGGGGAAGATCAGGCAGAGACCGATGCCAACGTGATCGGCGCAACCGATGGCAATGTGTACACCGGCTTGCAGGCGCTGCTCGCGGCAGAGACGGTGGTGGGCCGTCGCCCGCGCATCATCGGCGCACCTGGCCTCGATACGCAGGAAGTGGTGGCAGAAATGGTCATTGCCGCGCGAAAGCTGCGCGGCATGGTCTATGCCGCTGCGATCGGGGACGATGTCGCCGAAGTAGTGACCTATCGAGACGAGTTCTCTGCGCGTGAATTGATGCTGATCTGGCCCGACAGTTCGCCCACTTTTGCGGGCGATATCGTGGCCCGGACACTGGGCCTGCGCGCCCGCATCGATGAAGAGCAGGGCTGGCACAAGACGGTCAGCAACGTGCCCTTCTTCGGTGTCACCGGCGTTACCAAGAACGTCCACTACGATCTGCTCGACAACGAAACCGATGCCGGCGTGCTCAACGATGCGCAGGTCACCACGATCATCCGCAGTTCGGGCTATCGCCTGTGGGGCAATCGCACCACGGCGGGTGAGGATGAGCCGGAGTTCAGCTTCGAATCGGCGGTGCGCACCAGCCACGCCCTGCAGGATGTGATCGCCACGGCAGTGCAACCGTTCCTTGATCAGCCGATGACCGTGGCCCGCGTGAAAGACCTGATGGAAACGGTGAATGCCGAATTCCGCCGCCTGGTGGTGGAAGGCCGGATCATGGGCGCGGAAATCTTCTTCGATGCCGATGCCAATCCGGCAGAGCAGCTTGCCGCCGGCCGTCCGAACTTCCGGATCCAGTACACTCCGGTGGCGCCGATGGAAAACCCGCAGGTCAGCCTGGTCATCACCGATTTCTACTACTCCGGCTTTGCCGATCAGATTGCCAACGCAACGTAACTTGGCGCGACCTGATCTTCACCCGCTTCCCGCTTCTGAAAGGACACGGCCATGGGCCTCCCGCGCAAACTGAAGAACCTCAACACTTTCGTCGATGGCGAAGGCTATCTGGGCGTCGTTGCCGAATTCGAAGAGCCCAAGCTGGCGATCGCCACCGAGGAATGGCGCGGCGGCGGTATGCTGGGCCCGGTGCAGCTGGACATGGGTCTGGAAGCGATGGAGGCCAGTGTCACCATGGGCGGGCACGAAGCGGGCCTTATCCGCAAGTTCGGCACCACCCGCGTCGATGGTGTGCGCCTGCGCCTGGTGGGCGCCTATCAGGCCGACAACGGCAGCGCTGCCCAGGCGGTGGAAGTCTACATCGGTGGCCGTTTTACCGAGATCGATCCCGGCAAGTCCAAGGCGGGCGACAGCACCGAACAGAAATACAAGGTGCCATTGTCCTATTACCGCCGCGTGGTGGACGGCCGCACCGAGATCGAAATCGATATGCTGCGCGGCATCTTCATCGTCGACGGCATCGATCGCTATGCCGAGATCATGGCGATCATCTCGAGCTGATACCTTTCCAGCTTTGCCGGGCAGTCCTTTTGCGGGGCGCTGCTCGGTAAGGGTCTGCGGTGGTGGCGGTCCCGGACCCCCTGCTGACCACCACCGCAGGCGTTCCATTGCCCCGCACCCAATGGAGCCCCGCACGATGTCAGACCAAGCCGCCCCCCAGGCCGATACCCGCCCCTTGTTCGAGCCGGTCACGCTCACTGCGCCGATCGTGCGTGGAGACACCACGATCAGCTCGCTCAATATCCGCCGCCCCAAGGCAGGCGAGCTGCGTGGCCTTTCCCTGCAGGACATCATGACCACCGATATCGTGGCCATGCTTACACTGATCCCGCGCATCAGCGAACCGCCTGTTACGGCAGACGAGGTCAACAATCTGGATCCAGCGGACTTCTCCGAAATTGCCGGGACCGTGCGCGGTTTTTTTATGACGAAGGGCGAGAAGGCCGTGATGGAAGCGATGGCAGCGCAGTATCAGCCGAAGACCTGATGGCCGATATCGCCGCCATCTTCCACTGGCCCAAGGCCGAGCTCGAGGCGATGACCCTGCCCGAACTGGTGGACTGGCGCGCCCGGGCCGTTGCGGTGTGGAACCGGATGCAGGGCAAAGCAGAAGGTGAATCATGAGCAACAAGCTCAACCTCCTCGTGAACTTCATCGGCGTGGACAAGATGTCTGGCGCCCTGCGCAACATCGTCGGCCTTGGTCGCAATGGCTCTACCTCGCTCCGCGCTCTGTCGGGCGAGGCAAAGAAGCTCGAGCGAGAGATGGCCAAGGTGCGGCGTGAAATCGGACGAGGCACAGGCAACCTCACCGATCTCATCAATCGCGAACGCGAACTTGAAGGCCAGCTTCGCCAGACCAACGAGCAGCTGCAGCGCCAGCGCCGCCTTGCCACGATCAATGCTGACGATGCAGCAATGCAGCGAAAGGCTGAGAGCCTGCAGTCCGATGGCCAGGACAACATGGCTGGTGGGGCAACGATGGCCGCACCGCTGATCGCTGCAACGGTGGCAGCTGCGAAGTTCTCGAGCGGGCTAGTCGATATCCAGCAAAAGGCAGACCTTTCCGACAAGGCGACCGATCAACTTGGGAGCAAGATCCTGAGGCTGTCGCAGCTCGCCTACCAGATGCCCGAAGATATGCGCTCAGGTCTCGATGCCCTTCTTGCCAAGGGCATGAATCTGGACGCGGCCACTGCCGCGATCGGCCCGGCGGGCAGGCTCGCCACGGCTTACAAAGTGGAACTGCCAGATGCGGCCAACGCTGCCTTCGCCAGCATCAGCAACCTGAAGGTGGCATCGTCCCAGACCGCAAAGATCTTCGATGCCATGGCAGCCGCGGGCAACGCCGGCGGATTCGAAGTGCGGGACATGGCGCGGTTCTTCCCTTCTCTCACCGCGCAGATGCAGGCATTGGGTGAGAAGGGCGTGCCTGCTGTGGCCGATCTTTCCGCTGCTCTGCAGGTGGCCATGCACACCGCCGGCAACGCTGACGAGGCAGGCAACAACATCCAGAACCTGTTGGGTAAAATCAACGCGCCCGGCACGATCTCGGCATTCAAGAAGAACTTCGGCATTGATCTGCCCGCGGCACTCAAGAAGCTGCAGGATCAGGGCTATAGTTCGATGGAAGCCATTGCGATGGTGACGCAGAAGGCCACCGGCGGTGACATGAAAAAGCTGGGCTTTGCATTCGAGGATCAGCAGGCCCGCATGGGCATCCTCGCGCTGATCCAGAACATGGAAGAGTATCGGCGCATCCGGGCGCAGGCGATGAAGTCTGGCGGCACAGTGGACAAGCAGTTCAACCAGCGGGTGGCGCGCGATGCCACCGTGCAGTGGCGGGCCTTCCTTGCATCGGCCTCTTCGCTCGGCATCGTCCTGGGCACAACGCTGCTCCCGGTCATGACCGAGGTGCTTGGCAATCTCGCCGGAATGGCTACCGGTGTTTCGAACTGGGCAAAGGCAAACCCGGAGCTGGCAGGCACGCTCATGAAAACAGCCGCTGCACTAGCCACTGCCCGCATCGGGCTTGGCGCTCTGCAGTACGCTTTCGGGACGATTCTGGGCCCAGCAGCCACCTTCATCAAATTCTTCCGCACGGTTGATGGCATCAGCAAATTCAACATTATGCTGGGCCAGTTCGTGAATGTCGGGATTCGCGCAGGCGGCATGGCCGTGCGTGCGTTCGGCATGATGCGCACCGCTGCGCTCTTCCTTGCCCAGGGCGTGATGCGTGCCGGTGTAATGATGCTGGCAAATCCCATGATCCTTGCGATCGTGGCGATCGGCGCGGCCATCGGCCTGCTCGCCTATCTGGTCTATTCGAACTGGGACAAGATCAAGGCCGCGTTCACCACGGGTTGGAACTGGGTGAAAGCCACGCTCGCTGCAGCGCCAACTTGGCTCACCAACCTCGGCAAGATGATGATGCAGGGGCTGCTCACATCGATCAACCCAATGGCACTGGCGGTAAAGCTGGTGCAAATGGCAAAGACTGGCATCACCGCCTTCAAAAACTATCTGGGCATCAAATCGCCTTC